CCTCGCACTGGTCGCACCGGCCGCGGCGGCAGGCCCGGCAGGTGAACTCCGCGCTCACCGCCCGTGCCGTCCCCGGCGGAGCCAGCGCCTGCGCGGACGCTGGCCGCCGCCATCCCACATGAAGCCCATCAGGAGTCCCGCGCGGCCTTCCCGCGGGCCGTCGACCGGGCACCCTCATTGTCGGCGTCCGGGTCGGTGTCCGCCGGGTCAGGGGCGTTGCCCTCCGGCGACAGCGCCGGGTCAGGCTCGCCGACCTGGATGAACTGCGTGCTGTCCTTCAGGCTCTCGACCCTGTCCGACGCCGGCGGGGCGGTCCGGCGGCCGAACAGGTCACGGGCCGTGACCTTCCGCCCGCTGTCGGACTCGGTTGCCTTGCGGACCACCGGGACGCGGTGGCGGGTCAGGTACGCGTGCGCCTGGTCGTCGGTCAGCGTGACCCGCTCGCCGGCGTGCACGATGTCGGCCTGCCGGTCAATCGCCCGGTCACGGGAATCGGTGGTCCTGGCGATGCTCAGGTTCGCGAGAGCGACATACTCACCGCTGCGCGGGGTCTCGGCGGCCGTGGCCTCGGTGGTGCGTGCTGCGGGCATAGTGGAACTCCCTCATGGCGGGGTAGGTGAGGACCCGCCGCGAGGGACGGGTCAGGTCAGGGTCAGGCGCCCTTGAGAACCGAGCGCCGAAGTCGGCGCTTCTGGTTCTGCGCTGCGGTAGAACTCGATGTAGTCAGCAGCGCGGCGCATCAGCTCTGGGTCATCGCCGAAGCAGCCGAGGCCGTTGTTGCAGCGGTGGCACAGCAGCGCGCGAACGGCACCGGTCACATGATCATGGTCAACGTGCAGCACGGCCGCAGCACCTGAGGCGCCCGGAGGGGGCGGCTTGCCGCATAGCGCGCAGACGCCGCCCTGCTCGGCCAGCATCGCGTCGACCTGCTCAGGCGTGAGTCTGTACTTCACCCACAGGGCACTCTTCCGAGTGTTGCGGAACTTCTGGTCCGGGTTAGCGAGCGCCCACGCCTTTGATGCCGCGCGATGCTCCTCCGGATGATCGGCACGATACTGCGCGGAGTAGGCGACGAGCTCGTCCTGGTGACTCGCGTAGTAGTCGCGGTTGTAGTTTTCGCGCCACTCCCTGCGGTGCTTGTGACAGTACCCAGTCGCATTGTCCGAGTGGAGTACCTGATCGCAGGAGTCGTCTCCGCACACCCGCGCCGTGGCCGCGAAGCGGAGAGCCCTGTGCTCCATGCAGCGGCCCAGCGTGCTAGCGGTTACCAGGCGCTTGGTGCAGTCGTCTACTGAGCACTCCGGGAGGTCCAGCGGCAGGTAGTGATGATCCCGGCACCGACCGGTGGTGTTGTCCGAGCGGAGCCGGTTCTCGCATTCATCGACCGAGCACTCGGGGCGCACGTCCGGCCCGCTGGCCGTTTCCGCCCGGAGACGGGCGTTGAGGCGGTCACGAGACGCCCGCGAGCCCTCGGACAGGTAGGCATGCTCCGGGCAGCAACCGCTGGCGTTGTCGATCCGGAGCTTCCGCTCGCAGTCATCGGCTTCACACTGGCGTTCCGGGGCGCGTGCCGTCGGGCGCTTGTGCGGCTCGCAGTAGCCGATCTTGTTGTCCCGGCGTAACTGGGTGTCGCAGTCCTCATGCCCGCAGACCGCCGCTGGCGGCCCTTCACGACACTCGGAGCAGCGAACCTGCCTGCCCGACCTGGGAGTAAATAGCCGACCGCAGTCCGGGCAATCGCGCTCGGCGAAGGTACGTGGACTTTTGGGCGCAGGGTTATCCTGCATGGGTGTTGCACCGCCCTAATCGGTGTGACCACGACCCCCGTTTCCTGTTACTGGAGAGTGCAGGAACGGGGGTCCTTACGTCGAACAGTCTATCGGATTTGACTGCGACGCGCCGCGCATTGCCTTGCCGAGAGCAGAAGCCCCTAGTGTCCGGTTAGGACCTATACGCCCGACAAAAGTACGATACTGAGGGGTTGGTCCAGGCCTATAGCACTTGCGCGCTGAACGTCCGATCTGGCCGATTTGGTCGGCTCCCACCGGTATAGGGGGCTGGCCTGCATCGGCAGCTCATCGGCGATGAACCCGCAGCGATTGCGCTGCATGATGATCGCATTCCCCGCTGGCACCTGCCTCGACACTAGAACGTCGAGATTGAAAATTTTATTGGGAAGTACTCCGGTGTACTGTAGATTTTCGGAGGCTATGTCCCCAATGTACGGCGCCGCGAACGAGCTGGACTGGAGCAGGGTGTTCTTCGACCCGTGGTTGATGATCATGGTGTCGGCTTCGAAGTCCAGGAACTGATTGAACCCGAGCGCGGAAGTGATCTGCGAGTTCTCGACCAGGTACACCGCGTTGGCGATGTCCGCCCGGATGGTCGCGTTCGACGACGCCCACGCGTTGGACACCGCGAGCGTCTGGATGTTCGCGTTCGCGGCCACCGCCGAGTAAAAAGCGGAGTTCCACGAGTAAATCATCGTATTTTTTACCTGCTGGAGCTGCATGTTGAACGGGTCGATGACCCGGCGGCGGCGCATCTCGTCGGAGATCGCGACGGCCATGGCCCGCTCGTGGGCCAGGACCACCCGCGGCGTCCCCACCGAGGTCGGGACGATGGGGACCTCGCCGAACTCGGCGCGGATCTCCGGGGTGTCATCGGCGTACAGCGGGGTGGACTCCTGGTAGCGCACCGCGCCGGACTCGGCGAGGCCAGCCGGGCGGAGGACGGCGTCCACGATGAACTGGTTCTGGGTCATCTGGAGGATCAGCGCGGGGACGACCAGCGGGTCCTTCAGCAGGGCGTCGTATGTGATCCGCGGGCCGTCAAGGCTCGTATATGCGGCAGTGGGCACGTCTGTCTCCTAGCTCTGTTCTGTGCGGTCCGGGCTAGAAGATGCGGGCCCGTGCGACGGTGGCCCCGGCGAGAACGCCGCCGGGCTGGGTGCAGCGGCCGACGATGGTCGCCGGGAGGGTGTCGGTGCCGGACACCCACGGGGTTACCTGGCCGCTCGCGGCGGACTTCAGCAGCTGGCCGAACGTCGCGGCGGCGGCGTAGGTGACGTGGATGTCGATCGCGGCGCAGTGCACGGCCGTGTAGTCCGGCAGGACGGACACGTCCACGATCGGCTGGTTGTAGGAGTTGAGGTTCCCGGCCTGGGACACGATGGGGCTGGCGTCGTTCCCGGCCACGCCGAGGACGTTGATGGCGCCCGCCCCGGCGGTGGAGACGGTCGTGGCGTTCGAGCCGTCAGCGATGACGAGGGAGCCGCCGTAGACGGTGGCGGACACCTGGTAGCTGGCGGGACCGCGGAACTGGTAGTGGGGAATTGCGCCGCTCATGGGCGTTACTTCCTTTTCGTTAGTTACTGACGCCCACGGGCTCGCCTGTGGCGTCCCTCGCGGTCGTGCTGCGGATGCTGGAGGCGAGCGCGGTCTCCCGGAAGGCGGTCAGCTCGACCGTCTGCCCCTTGACCAGCGCGGGAGTGGTGGTGACGACGTGGCGGCCCACGGGGCTACAGGGCGTTGGCGGCCAGGTAGCCGCTCACCAGGGCCGCGCGCTCCTCAGCGGCCCGCTCAGCCGCCCCGGCAGTGTCGTCAGCGCCCTCGGCGTTGCCGAGCTCCACCGACATGCCGAGGGACTGCATGGTCTTGCCGAACTCGCCGATGAGCTTCCGGACGATCGCGCCCGCGTCCACCGTGGCGCCGTTGGACAGCTCCACCGTCCGGCCCGATCCCTCGAGCACCGACCTGGCCAGGTCGGTCAGCCGGGCCGGGACGCCGAACTGGCGCTGGAAGTAGTCCCGCTCCTTCTCGTAGGTCGCCCGGTCGAGCTGGGCGCGGGTGGCGCGCTGCTCGCTGCGCAGTTCCTCGATCTGGGCGTTGGCCAGCTCCAGCGCGTCCCGGTCGTCGTTAGACAGCGCCGCGCCGGCACCCGCGAGAACGGGCTCGGGCTCGGCCGCAACGGCCGGCTCGTCGTCCGCGGGCAGCTCGGCGAGCAGCTGCTCCAGCTCAGCGTCGGTCAGCGTGGGCTCAGCGTCGTCCTGGCCGTCGCCCTCAGCGGCCTCGTCCTCGGCCGGGGCCGTCAGGAGGGCGTCGAACTGGTCCTCGGGGAGGTCGAGCAGCCTGCTCAGCCGGGCCTCCTGGTCTGCGGTGAGCGCCATGCTCTGCTCCTTCTCGGGATGCGTGATGACCGGGACGGCGGGTGCCGGCTCCGGGTCGTCTTCTTCGTCGGCGAAATCGAGGGCGGTCAGGTCGATGACCTCTCCGTCGTCGTCATTGGCGGCTTCCACGGCCTGCCACGGGCGCATGCCGGGGATCCGCGGGTCGAGGGTGCCGAGAACGTGCTGGATGGCCGCGGGGAAGTGGCGGCCGTCGGCGCGGGAGTAGTCCTCGACGATCCGGGCGGACACGCCGAGCGCCGGGTTCTTCTGGAGCAGCGCGGCGCCGTCGTCGGTGGCGGAGATGATGATGTCGAGGCCGTCGCCGGTCATCTCCAGGCCGCGGACCTCGCCCCGGAAGCGCTCGGGGTCGTTGGTGTGGGTGTTGGCGTGGTCGGCGAGCTGGAACGGCACCTGGTCGTAGGCGCGGCCGTTGAAGGCGCGGACGAGGCCGGACAGGTACTCGCGGGTGAACGCGATCTTGCGGCCCTTGTAGTCGATCTCGCCGACGGGCAGAAGCTGCTTGCGCCAGAGGGTGGCGCCGGACTGGCGGGCAGCGCCCTTGTCCATGGGCGTGAGCACAGCGGTCATCGCCGCTCACCTCCGTTACGGTGTGGGGATGAGCGACGATCAGGTTGTTGCGGCTGGTCAGTGGGTGCGGAGCTACGAGGACGAGATCGGGCTCCACTACCTGGAATCACTAGGCGGAGTGGACTGGTACGACGCGCCGTCACCGCCGCGGGATCATGCCTGCACGCCGCAGACGCGAGGGTTCATGGACCGGAGCCGCGTAGAGCGATGTGCCTGCGGTGCGATCAACCTGGGCGACGGGTACTGGATGGAACGCAACCGGATGAACCAGGCCGACGCTGATGCGCCACGCTCAGTGCCAAGACGGTGGTGGCGCCGACTCCTCGGGAACTAAGCGGCCTTGGCCGTCTTCTTGGCGTGCATGGCCGCCGCGCGCTTCGCCAGTGCCATCGCCGCGTCGGGCTTCATGCCCTTGGCGATCAGCTTCGCGTAGACCTTCTTCACCTCGTCCGGCATGCTCAGCGCAACCGGCGCGATGGCCTTCGAGGGCTTGCCTGCGCTCATGGAGGTCACGCGCGGGCCGTCCGAGGACGTGGCGGCGGACGTGGCGAAGCTGAGCATGGCCTGCTCGCCGTTCGCGTAGCTCTTGGCCATCGGCTCGGACGACGGCGCCTGCGCG